TACCAGACTCGCCCAGGTCTTTTATTTCCTGTAGCAATCTGATAACTTCATCGATAGACACTGAGTCCACCTCAGTTGTCTGCGGCTGTTGATTGAATTGCAATTGCCATGAAGTCTTTTGCACCAAGAGAAACAATGGATGCATTTACTCGAACAGTAACGTTGATTGTTTCTCCACCAGCTACACCAGTGCTTCGACCAGTAACGTAGAGTTGATCATTAACAACAAATCTGCCATCATCGGAACCTTTGCCATAGTTATCGGGATATAGGTCGGTTTCCATGTTAAGATCACCAGCTCCAGATTGGAACAATGCTGCCGAAGATACCAGGGCACGATCTGTAGCAAATACAAGACCGCCACGATTTAAATCTGTAAGCTGCATCAAAATGGATTGACCAGCAAGAAGCGAATCGGACAATTGGTCGTTGGCTGTTGAACCTTGAAAGATATAATCAACTGAATGAATTTGAAGAGCTTGACGATCTCCAACGTCAACATATGACCCAAGGTCAATAGTTGCAAAGGTGTCAGTGTTTGTTGCACTAATGGTCAATCGTTCGGTTAGGGTAAACATGCTTGTCTTTTTTGTAGCCATAATAATCACGGGGGTGGAGTGGGGTTTTCTCTGCTAGCGAATCGACAGACTAGTTCCCCACTCCAAATAACCCTATCATAACTGGGCCTTTAAGCATTTGCAGTCCTATCTTCGCGGCGAAGCCGCCCAAAAGCAGCGCCATTACCAACAACTAACGTTTTGTTAGTCATCCCACTGCTCCCACCCGTTGCTAACTAGCCATAGGATATAGGACTTACTCGATTTTTCTATGGACTATGTATATATGTGATTACTGATACGACGATTCATGCGGAATAAAATGATAACGCTATGCCCGACATCATACGAACTCTCGAAGAAGATGCCTAATTTTAGTGCATGGGTTCGTAAGATGGTCCTAGAGAACGGACAAAAGACTGGAATGACCAAGGAGAATAGGATCATGTTTCATCGAGTTTGTGGATCAGATGTTGAAGCTCGTTGGGAACACTTTACGGATGGAACCTACGCTTGGTTCGGATATTGTGAGACATGCGACATCGATGTTACTTGGAGGCCTCGACAATGACTGAGTATGCTAAACCATGCAAAGTATGCGCTGGATATTATCCAGGGGATTGCACTTGCGATCAGGACATCTGTCCATGCGACGGATGCGTTATACTTCGAGGTGATGAAGAATGAGTGATGATTATCACACTTGCGAATGGTGCGGAGGGACACCACTTTGGGAAGATGAAATGTCTAACGAAGAACCAGGTAAATGTCTCGAATGTGTTCGAGAAGAATGTTCACATTCGAATATTCTTCGAGAATACCAGGGGAGCAACGATCACAGAGTTCGATTCTTAGAACTCTGTGTAAAATGCAAACAGACTAGAGAAGTTCGATTATACTTTCACAATAAATATCCATCCAGAACTAACTGGATGTACACTGGCGATTATTAGATCCAAAGCCAAGCCATTAGAACATAGTCTGCAACAGTTGCTCCAGCAACCGAGACCAATGTAGCAATTGAAAGAAAGACGTTGAACTTCATCAATGATTCTAAGGATGTTTCTTTTGCGTCTTTCTTTTCTTGACGTGCCATTAACCACTCAGCAAACTTTGTAGTTGTTGTTTTCTTTTCTTCAATTGGAGTTTCTTCTTCTGTGCTCATATTCTCATGCCTCCCATTCCTACGAGTGCGGTCTCTTCGTACCGTCGTATTTCTGGAGTAAACAAATCGATGGCTCCTGCGCCACCTGCTTCAATAGTTCTCATAGCAAATTCAGTTCCTATCAAATCTGCAGCCGTATAGCCTAAATAAATTGGACGAAGTGTTGCCGGTAAAAACTTCAATACAATAGGATCTGCATTAAAGACATCTACAAAGAATTCTTCGAGATCATTCATATCAATCAACATCAGGTTCTTGTTGAAGTTCGTAACTTCGCTTAAGTCGCATGAGGTATTCAAATTCAGGTTCTTCTTTTGCATTAGCTCGAAGAAGATAACGAACAGGATACAGAGCATACGTACCGTCTGCGTTATTTCCAAATTGTACAATTCGAGCACAGTATACTCTATCACTTGCTGTTGGGGATAACGACCCCAATTGATTGTCAGACAATGGAATCATATATCCACTCGCTTGAGTATCTAGGTCTACTATAAAGACACGAAGTCTCATGTAAATTGTTTGTTCGAATGTTAGTCTAGCTGCATTTGGTCCTTGGGTGTTACCAAACCCATTAACGACAGCAATTGCATCAAGATCGCTTAATGGTTTACTAGTCATTACATCTGCAACTGCAATTAAATTACCTGCAGTAGAAGCGGCAGGTTTTGTAGGGTTCCAGGTATCTTGTATTGTTGCTCCATCAAAGTACAATGTTTTGTCATCCATTGAAATTCCTGCAAGATCGAAATACTTTCTATTTACGAAAGCACCTGCGCCGAGGTCTTCCCAACCTTCTGCGGATAAAGCGTTATTGAGGGTATAAGCAGGACCTGCTTTGTCTACACGTATAAGTCCGATTTCTTTTGCTAATGTTTTCACTTTAACGACCTCTTTCTTTCTGCTGATCTCTTCCAAGACTTTGCAGCTCTCTTAAACAATACTTGATGGTTAGATCGTGGATGTTTCTTCTTGAGTTGCTTGAGAGTCTTTGCCATGTACTTGTTATACGCGGATGGTGCTCGCTTAACTTTCTTAGCAACAGACTTAGCCTTCTTTACAGTCGACTTAGCCTTACTAACTGTTTCTTTACCAGACTCGCCCAGGTCTTTTATTTCCTGTAGCAATCTGATAACTTCATCGATAGACACTGAGTCCACCTCAGTTGTCTGCGGCTGTTGATTGAATTGCAATTGCCATGAAGTCTTTTGCA